TCAATTTCCGAACACCTTCTTTGCAATGCTCTCAAGCTGTGCTACAGCATCCTGTACGCCGTTATACATCGGCATAGCGGCTGGTGTACCATGTGACAACTTCGGTTGCTTCAAGTTGCTTCCGGGCAAGTCCCAAGCCTGTTGCTTGCCTCGCCCTTTGCCGTACTCGCCAATGGTGAAGCCCAGTTGTTTACCAAGCGGATGCGGTGAATCTTTAGCGGCTCCGTTGTAGTAAACACCCGCGCCGAATTCGATGAAGATGGCATGGTCACCGTCTGCCATCACAACGGTCACATCTCCGCTGGTTGATATAGACACGCTCACGTTTGAATATACTGGAGTGCCGCCCACATAGATATCATCCGCAAGGGCAGTACTGAATCCAGCGTCCGCAGTCCACCTGATGGTCTCTGCCACCTTCTCACGAATCTGTTCTGCTTTCGCTTTGAGACTCGCCTGATAGGTTTGCAGCTCCAAGATCGCCTTGCCAATGCTGGATGGGTCCAGACTCATGGTGATTTTCTTAGCCATGGCTCACTTCCACCCTGGATAGCGCGATGGTCACGCTGTTGATGCTCCTGGCAACACGGCGTACCACGTAGTCAAACGGCGTGGCTGTATGCCCCTCATTGTCCAGAACGGGCATTGTATCGACCCACAGCACACAGTATTCGTCAATCGAGACATCAGCCGGACACATAACCAACGTTCTGTCATAGTTCAAGTCCATGCCGAACATCGACACAGTGTCTGCGTTACGTGCCGGGGAGATGTTCCCGTAGGCCTCTACTGGTGCGCTGTACTGTGGGTCGTACTCACTCGTCACGTTGCCCCATTCGTCCACATGAGGCTCCTGCCCTGTGAGCGAGGCGTAGTAGAATTTGCGCTTGTTTCTACTCAAACACCGCATTCTCTATCACCCCACTCGACAGATGGGAACCACGTGATCCCGGATGTAGCTCACCATGTCGGCATACTTGAATGTCCGACTGATGCCGTTTTCCGAGTGATTTGTTTCACCTTCCGCGCCCTTCTGGCTGTACCCAGCGAGTACGGCGAAGACCTGAGTCTGGTCGTACTCACGCGGGAACTCCTCAGGATATTCGGAGGCGTAGGAGTACCGCCATGCCAAGATTTCGTTCTTAGCTGCGGTCATGTAGGCCGACAGCACAGGCGCGGCAACTGGCTCACCGTCCAGCATGGCCTGTAGCATTGCCAGCTTTTCCTCGTCCGTCATGCGGCCCCTCCTTCCTTACTTCTGCGAACGCTTGCGAGTACGGTGAGGCGGGTTGCCCTTCGCATCCTCAAATGTCACAACAGGAGTAGTGGTTTCAATTTCCGGCTTAGACACTGGGGCGGGGGCCTTTCCCTCTTCAGGAATCAGCCCCACCACCAGACCAGCCGGGGTCTGTTTCATCCCCATGTGTCTGCCTCCTCGACCGATTAGGTCAGCGCGGTGCTGCCACGGTGCAGATAGATGCCCTTGACCTTGTTGTCGTAGACGAAGGTGTCGTGGTAGATGCGATAGTCAAACTGCCAGGCATCGGCTTTCTGAACCACGTCCGGGCTGAAAATGCGCGGCAGAACGTGCTTCACGACTTTGCACACCGCGGACGGATGCACGATCATGAAATTGATCTTGTAGCCAGTAGACGCAGTGCCGACATAGCCGCCAGCGGTCTGACCGGAAGTGCTACCGTCATACAGCGTGATAGCGGTATAGAACCGGGTCTGCGGCACACGGATCACGCGCATATCGTCATAATACTCGACAGCCGTGTTGATGTCGCGGACATCGTTTGTGACGAAACGGCTGATCTTGGCCTTGAGGCCAGCATACGCAGCCTCGCTGACGAACAGAATGCGGCCCTCCAGCGGGACTTCGTCCTCATTCATCTGCATTTCAGCCGCATTGATCAGGCCGGGGACATCGGTCGTGCCGACAGTGATGTCAGCCGCAGTGCCAGTGCTGATGCCGGAAGTGCCAGCGAGCTTCGCGAAGGTGTAGGCATCGATCTCAGGGCTTACACGAGTGCGGATGAATTCGCCAGCCAGCGTACCGAACGCCATGTCGAGCGTCTCCTCGTTGTCCATGCGGTCAATCAGGAACGTGCGACCACGATCCTGAGAAAGCTGCATGGTCTCCCACGCACCAGTCACATCGCCCAGCGTGAAGCCAGCGTTGCGGCTGTAAGTGCCGAGGCCGTCCATGGAAGTTTTGTACACCTTGACCGTGTTGCCGTTGATGATCTCCACCTTATTCTGATCCAGGATGGAGGTACGGCTGGTAACCTTGTAGACTTCGTCCAGCAGCGGAAGATACTGCTGGGCAAGTGCGATAGAATTCGGCATTACGCTTTACTCCCTTCGTAGTGTTGTTGATGAGATGCGTCAGGGGGTGGTCGGCAGTCCCATCGCCGCACGGATACGCTGCGCTCTCGCAGCCTGTGCGCCATCCTCATTGCCCAAGCTCCCGCCAGCGCGAGGAGTTTCTTTGAGGAGCTGCGCCCGAAGATTCCGTTCTGCGGTCTGCTGCTGCTTTTTCAGAAGGGCAAATACACTGTCCAGATCGCCATCTACCAGCGCGGTCGCGGCACTGTCAGCAGATTCCTCATCAAAGCCGAGGCCCAGGAAACTTGCCTTATGCGCACTCGTAGTACGCTCCCGGCGAAGCTGCTCCAGTTCGGCTTTCATGGTCTCTTCCGCTTCCTGCTGTTCCCGGCGCTCCTGCTCCCGCTTCTCGTCATCGGTCATTCTGCTTCTCAACTGCTTCTTCAGGGCAGCGATCTCACTCGCGGCCTTGTCAAAAGCGGCTTTGCTCACAAAACTGCCCGGTTTCGGTTCAGCGGCTGCTTCGGGCTGCTTGGTTTCGGCACTCTCCGGCTGCGGCGGTTCGTACTTCGCAAGAAGCTCAAGCCTTTCTTCGGCGGTCATGTCTTCGCGATAGCCCTCAATCTGATCCCAGTTGATGTTCATGTCGATTCCTCCCTGCGTTTGTTCACGCGGTTCTCTCCGCATAGTGGTTTTTGTGTCTGCGAGATTTATACCCCGTCTTCTCTGGCGGCTTGCGACTTGTTTTACCTCGCTTCTCTGCGAGTATTCAAAGCCGTGTGTCGTTATGGCACACCGCTCTAAACCGGAATGAGATAGCATCGACAGTTCGGATGCTTCGGCGGTACGGATGCGAGATCGTAGATGTGATTACTCCGTGATCTGCACACCGAGCAGACTTTTGCGTCCTGCTGGGTGACCCACCGCACCTTTTTAACCCCCGCTTGCTCATAGGCAGTTTTTCTCGCGTCATCCGTGATGATGTCACAAAACTGCGTGATCTGCCGCAGGGTTATCGTCATGGATCGCCTCAGGAGTGTCCTGCCAAGCTGCGGATTGCCCACAGATGACATCAGGGACTCCACTGTGCGATCCCGTTTCCTGCGCCATTCCGCAGGATACTGGTAGTTGGTGACAGGCGAGAATGCCGACAGCATAAGGCCGAGCCAGATCAGGTTGATTCCGACTGGATCACCATCGACATCCTTTTTTGCTTCCCGCGCAATTTTCACGTACTCATTGCGGACAACCCGATCCATTTCCGCGAAAAGCTGGTCCACATCCTCCTTAACCCTGATGAGATTCAATTCGTCCCATCCGGCGAGTTTGTGACTGAAATTCTGGTACATGGCGGGGATCGCACGTTTCAGGTGTTTGATGGCCTTGTCTGAGTGCCTGTAGATATCCTTCGGCTTACTCGCTCTGGGCATCCGCATCACCCTCGCTGTTCGCCATCATATCCATCAGAGGCACGAACGCCCACTTCTGGAGATACGCCGCCGACTGCGCTGCCACATCCTGCGGATCGTTGAAGAGACCACACGTAGCAATGGCAATTTCCGGCGCGATGCCAGCCTGGAGCATGGCGTTCAGCGCCTGGGCCTTGCTCTGCTGGTTGTCCTGCTGGCGGCGGGTGAATTTGCAGTCAACCTCGCTCAACTGGAGATTGAATTCGCTCTTCTCCCGGATGATGTGCAGGGCCAGCTTCAGGAATTCTCTCTCAGACTTCTTCCAGAGCAGTTCAGTGTCCCGCGCTCTGGCTTCCGCGCTGCCCCAGCCATCTCTCAGGAAGACTGCACTGCCTGTGTCAGATGTAGACGCACCGCCCTTTGTAGTAGACGGCACACCGCAGATAGACAGGACTTGCTGGTACAGATAATCGACAACTGTCTGCGTCTGGCTCTGGTTCAGTTCCTGTGCCATAATCTGCACATCGCCGTCCAGGCCATCCGTGGTCTTAATGACGATAGCGCCCAGCTCCTGGAGTTTCTGAACCGTCTCAGTCAGGTTTTCGGGTTCGCAATTCTTGAATTTGAGGAATGACTGCACGAACTGCTCCACGCCGTCCACGCGATTAGACATAATCGTATTGATGGCATTCAGCAGCGGAATCACGGCCTCAAAGGCTCCCATCCGCATGGTGTTCAGGCGGTACTCAACAATGGGAATCTCGTTGAGCATATGCCTACGCCACACGAGGATCTGGCTGTCCTCCATCTCGAAATAATGCGTCTGGGTGTACCCGTACCACCTGATGGAGACTGCCCCAGGCTCTCTCTCGTAGAAGATTCTGTGAGCCGCCAGCATGGGCCGATGCCCGAACCCGCCATAGTACATTACGAAGCAGTTCCTGGGATCGATGGTGTCCAGTTCGAACGGGCTATCATCCTCACCGAGGCGAGTGTGATTGTCCGGCAGACACATCCTGTACGCCTGACCGCAGATAGCCATCCAGGTAGCCATCTCCTTGTCGTGCGTGGACTTGTCTTCGTAGTACATATAGTTGTTGAGCAGTGAGATGTCACTGCCAGCCTCTTCCCGCTCACCCCTGCGTACATAGGACACAGGCTCCGACAGGAAGTAGCCGGAAACAAACTGGACGATCTCCCACGCGTGGTTCTCAACGATTCTGTTGCAGATTTCAGGCCGGACGGTCTTCACCCGCTCCAAGATCGGCTGATTACCCCTCGCGTACCACCAGAGATAGTCAATCTCTGCCTCATTGAGACTGTGGATTGCCAGTGCGCGAGTCATCTCCTCTTGGAGATTCTCACGTGTGATCTCTTCCTGCGCAGTCAGGATCTCGTGTCTCCCGAACAGTGCTGGCGTTACAAGATGGTCTTGTGTCTGGGTCTGGGTTTCACTCAAGAGTTCCGTCCCTCCTTCCATCTGGATTCCCGCATATATCATAACAAAACGCGAACATTAAATCAAGAATCAAGCCCGAACGTTCTTGTTTTTGTCGGTTTTACGGCTTGTCTTAGGAATGATCGTTCGTGTCCCTGTCCAGAGCGAACCGCGCCGCATAGCTGCCGATGGTGTTGCCCAAAGCCGCCACGGGAATCAGGAGGATGCCCAGAACAGGAAACCGCGCAATAGCCACATACCCAGCTATGGCTATGCTGTGCGTGTACCCGGACAGGATAAACAGTGTCACACCGTACACCACATTCGGGAGTCTGAAGTTAGGCAACACCACAACAGCGTTGCTATTGGTAGTCACGGATCCTCTGTACCTCGTAGCCAGGTACATACACACGCCACACATGACAGACTTCCACAGCAGTGGCAGGACTGTGCCGGGAACGAATACGGGCAGTGTAGGCGTGAGATCCGGGAAGACCAGCGATGCCGTAAACCCGCATACAGACGCACCCACTACGTTGTAGAGGAGCATCAGCAGTTTCTGGGCGGGGCTGTAGTCAGGAGATGCCACACGGCCTGTAAACAGCTCTGCTTGGGTCTGAAGCACAAACCACAGCCCCGCGCTAAACAGGATGGCGGCGGCAATCTTGGAGATGGGGAGAAGCTGTAGATAGACGATACAGCCCATGCAGATCAGGAATCCGGCGGCGATTGCTTTTCGGGGAGAAGTGCGCATATATGGAATCCTCCTTTTCCTCACCACGGCCTCTGGATCACTTCCAGATGGCTCACATCAAAGCTCTGTACAAACTCGGCAAGCTGTGCCAAAGCGTCAACCGTATCGTCATGCTTGTTCCTGCCAGCCAGCGTGTAGCTCGTAATCATCCGCATAGCTGCCTGATATGTCCGGCTCTGCTTGGACGGATCCAGAAAGAAGAACCGCTCCTTGACAAACGGGCTTGCCATCAGGATCTTGGTCTCCTTGTTCTTGACGGTGTACTTGGTCGTGATTTTTGTGATGCCTCCGCGCTTTTTCACAGCCTCCTGCACCGTCTTGGCCACGCGCCCACCAGCACTGTTACTCTCAAACCGCGCCATCTGAACCTTGTGCTGGAGCAAAGCCTGGATCAGCAGTTCGTCCACCACTTCAGGAGCCGCATCACTGCACACAATATCAGCCACATAGTAATTCCTACCGTACTGGTAGACTATCGGCATCACGCAGTAGTCACTGCCCCGATCCTTTGTATCACAAGCCGCGAGGATGGCATCGGGAGGAGTGTCCGGCAGATCGAAGAACCTTTGCAGCTCGTCCTCAGGATACAGCAAGCCCTCACGCTCAACAGGCTGATTCATGTACAATGCTTTCCAGGAGACATCGTCCATGATTTCTCTCTGCTGGTGATAGGCCTCTGTCGTGAAACCAACACCGTAAAGGTAGTCGAAATTGCTTTCATCTGCCTCATTTAGGGCCGGAATGACGATGAATCGCGCACGGGGATCGTTATGATAACGCT